TTTCATGGCGGCACAATTTATCGCGCTTGTAACTTTAAATATTGTGGGCTTACAGATGCTAAAAAAGATTTCTACTATTCAGACGGCACCAAGCATTCACGCGGCAAAATAAAAGGTGCTGAGGGAGAATGGAAAGATCGCTCCCGCAAGCACCGATACGTTATGATGTTTGATAAAAAACTAGAGTTACTCTGGTGAAGTGTTTCTGGTGTTTTCAGTAGCAGCAATTCTCTTATTAACGTATTGAGAAGATTTTTCATACTTCATAATTCTTCTCATATCATTCAGATACTGCTGTAAGTATTCTGGTTTTAGAATATAAATTTGTCTCTTCTCTTCATTCAACCTTACTTCGTACTCATAGTTAGTGATACCACCAACAGGATTTAAGTTTGCAGTTGGTGTGCTTGGGTCTGGAATAGCAAAATTTGAATCAACAATTTTACCTTTGGGAAGGATAAGTCTTCCAGAAGAATCTTTTACTTCAGTTGTTTCATAAAATCTAATAGCGTTCAGATCACTACCATATTTGTTGTAGGCATACTTATAAAGTTCGTAGTCTGAAAGGGGCCATTGGTCTCTTACATTTACAATACCAGCAGTCAGTAAGACAACCCAATCATAAGATACATCTCCATATATTCTATTAGCAACCGTTTCTGGTCTCTCACCCTGTTGGATTTGAAACTTATTGAATAGAGTAAAAACATTCTGTAAGTCATCACGAAGTTTTACCCTTCTAAAAAGGTTCTTGACTCTTACATATTCTGTTGAAGAGTTTCTATCCTTTAGAGGTGACTGATATAATAAGTCTGGTAGTTCTCTGAAGTAACTCATTTTAGTAACCTACGCTCTCCTCATTTCCTTTGTAGATGGCGTCATAATCTTCACTGTAGATAGGATTGAGTTCCTTGAATGATAGAGTCATTACTATGTGTGAAGGCATTCCATCATGGAATGTTGAATATGTATTAGAACCTGTGTAGTTCACCTGCATATCAACTAAAGCCATTGGTAAGAACTTATTCAAGATTGGGTGTGGGTTATTTCCTTTCATATATCTTAGTTGGAATATGTCTGGAGCACTGATGAATACGCCACCAACAGAAGTATTTCCAGCAGCACCTTTTTTAGCACTCATAGAACGCTTCAGACAACGAATAATCCTAATGATTTCCTGAGCTTCTCTTTTGCTTCTAGCAAAAAATTCAAAGTTGAATGAGAAGTTTCTCAGACCAACACCATCAAAGAGTAGTTCTAAGTTTGGGTTGAATACTTGTCCAGTTGCTCTAGAGATGAGTTGGTTAGCACTAACGTTTCCACCTAGGGCAGATACTGCTGTAGCAGAAAGAGCATTTATTACTGCATTTTTAAGTTGAGGGTCTTGTAGAACAGTATTACCCCTTGATGTAATTGCGTTTATAACACTATCCAGAGTTTTGGTTGGACTATCTACAAACTCTTTAGCAAATGTTATACCAAGAGCTTCAGCAGGATTTAGAGTTCCTTCACCCCAACTAATTTGAGTTGTATCAGATATACTCTCTGGTATTGGTAGACTGATTGTATGTTTTATTTTTTTAGAATCTTTAGCAAAAGACCCTTCAACTGCTTTTGATTGCGTTGGTAATTCTAAATTTATGTTTCCAAGTTTTTCTGGATCTATAGATTTATATGGATTACCCTTTTCGTCTGTAGCATCTACAAATGCTCCTGATATATTTCCCAAAGCTGCATCAATATTTAAATTTGAAGGAACAAACTCCGCTATTTGAATCATCAAATAATCTGAGTTATTATCAATTCTTGTGTATGGATATCTAAGGAACTTTTCTTGCGTATACTCTGGTCTTGGTCCAGTTTGTCTTGTTCCAGTTGTATTAGTATCTCCAGGATAAGTGGGATTACTTCCCTGATCTTGAGGGACAGATGGGGGTGGAACTGGCCAAGGAGTTCCGTTAGAACTTACGGCTGGAATTACTGGTATGGATATCGCCATTACAGGACTTTCTAGTTATTTAGACGGAAGTTAGCAAAAGGTATCATCTGTAAGTCTTTTACTTCTGGTGGATAGACTTCATACAACCCACCAGCAACTTCATTCCAAGTATATTGTCTGGTCTCACCCCAATGGAAGTTCAGACCACGAAAACCCCACTGGAATACATCAGTAACAGCAACAAAGGGGTTTTGATCATAGTTTAGTGATGCTGTCTTAGCATTATAAACAAAGATATAAATCTTACCTGCTTCAGGTATCTTAGGTCCTTCATTCAGAACTGCTAAGAGTTCTACCATAATATCATCAGGATCTCTAATACCAATAATACTATCACTTATCCCACGGACTCGGTTTACGTTTGTATCTGTATCTGTGGGTCTTTTTGCCATTACTTGATACCTAGTTCTTTCTCAGTAAAGACTTTAAACTCATAACCTCTATCAAGACACCATTCTTTTGCTGCTTCCCACTTTGCCTGGTTTTTAGCATACTCATATGCCTCGCGCAAATAACCTTTGGTTTGTCTTTTTGGTTTTGCTGGAGGAGCAGTTTGTCGTAATGGTTTGATTTCAATGATGTATTTTTTAATTTTCCCAGACGACTCTTGTACTTTGATATAGAAGTCTGGAAAATATCTATGTGGTTTATTGTCTATTGGAGACTTATACCACACATACATTTCTTCACTACCCCATTCTAAAATACGTTCAGTCAAGTCACAGTATCTCATGAACTTTCGTTCCCAAAGAGAACGATATATTATATTGCTTGGATCACCTTTATATTTCTTTGGATTCGATGGTTGATATTTACCCTTATAGGACATCTAAATAACTAATAATGTAAGACTCGTATAAGGTATTTAGAGTGGCAGCACCTAGACCAAGAAGGATATCAGATTTCAAACCAGCACTAACAAACCTAGCGCAAACTTCACATTATCAAGTTATCTTCAGTGGTCTTCCCCTACCACTAAGAAAACATTTGAACGTTAGAGGAGTTGGATACAGGTTTATCACAGAAACATCAGGACTTCTTTGTTACTCCGCTTCCTTACCTGGAAGTTCCCTTGCTACTGCTAACGTCAAGGGAAACTTTATGGGAGTCGTTGAGAATATGGCTCACACAAGACTATTCACAGAGATAGGTCTTGAGTTTTATGTTGATAATGAGTATAGAACTCTCAAGTTCTTAGAACATTGGATGGAGTTTATCGCCAATGGTTCTGCTCATAGGAAAGCATCCGATGACTATTACTTCAGAATGGAGTATCCATCAGACTATAAATCAAACCAAACAAAGATTATCAAGTTTGATAGAGACTACAGTGAGAATATAGAATATACTTTCTGGGGACTATTCCCAAGAGACCTATCATCAACGACTGTTAAGTATGATAGTTCTGAAATATTGAAAGCATCTGTTCGTTTTAGTTACGACAGATATATCTGTGGTAGAAGTGATAGTTACTCTATTCATAGAGGAAATGAAGAGAACAAGGAAGAGGAGAAGAGTTCACCCACTGCAAGTGAATCTAGAAGAGTTAATCTTTCTGCTGGGGCAGCAGGTGCTGGTGGAGTTAGATCGGCAACATATGGTAGAGTTACTGAAGATATAGTAAATGATAGATTAGGTCCCCCTGGTCGTTGATAAATATTCCTAACTGAACTTTTTGGGTTGTTATGCCTTTACCAAAGATCTCTACGCCAACTTATGAGTTGGAACTACCTTCTACTGGAAAGAAAATTAAATATCGCCCCTTTCTTGTAAGAGAGGAAAAAATTCTTATCATTGCAATGGAAAGTGAAGATGATAAGCAAATCACTGGTGCTGTAAAAGAAGTTATCTCTAACTGCATCTTAACCAGAGGCGTTAAGATAGAACAACTATCTACATTTGATATTGAGTATCTGTTCCTGAATATCAGAGGTAAGTCTGTTGGTGAAGAAGTAGAAGTACTTGTAACTTGTCCAGATGATGGAACTACCCAAGTTCCAACTTCAATCAACCTGGATGAAATTAAAGTTCAAACTGCAAAAAATCACAGCAGAGATATTAAACTAGATAATGATCTTATTTTGAGAATGAAGTATCCTTCGATGGAGGAGTTCATAAAAAATAACTTTAGTGTTGAAGAAATTAATCTAGAGAATACTTTCGATCTTATCTCTTCTTGTATTGAGCAAGTTTATTCTGAAGAAGAGTCTTGGTCAGCGTCTGATTGTACTAAGAAAGAACTGAGAGAGTTTCTTGAGCAGTTGAGTTCAAAGCAGTTCAAGGAGATTGAAACTTTCTTTGAGACTATGCCTAAGTTATCTCATGTAGTTAAGGTCAAAAATCCTAACACTGGGGTAGAGAATGAAATTGTTCTGGAGGGACTAAACGCTTTTTTCGGGTAGGTATGGCTCATGAAGATCTTGAGTCATACTTTAAGGTAAATTTTGCCTTGATACAGCATCATAAATACTCATTGACTGAGATAGAAAACATGATACCTTGGGAAAGAGAAGTTTACCTCACTTTCCTAAAACAACACATTGAGGAAGAGAATTTAAAACAACAGCAAGCTGAACTAAATGGCTGAGTTTTCGCCAATTATAACTGGTTTAAGACCTAGGAGAACTAGAGTCTCTTCATTTACGTTTTTAAATCGTCCCCAAGAAACCCCAAGGGACGATTATAGAACTACGCTTGCACTGCAACAAAATAGAATTGCTTTTGAAAGCATAAACTCTTCCATTACAAATTTATCAGCACAAGTTTCCGCACTCAATAGTTCTCTAATTGGTATTGCTCAAGAGGTCAAGCAAACATCAGCATTAGATCAGGCAAGAGAGGCACAAAAGAGAAGGCAAGAAGAGATCTTAGCAGAACAACAACTCAGAGAAGGTAAAGAGAGTGTTGTTGAGCGTAAGATGCAAACCTCACTCCTTGTCCCTGTTAGAAAGGTAGGAGCAAAGGCGCAATTTACTTTATCCAGGTTAGGAAACTTCTTTATGATTCTCCTGGGAGGTTTCCTAGGAAACATGGCGATACAAACTCTGGGTGCTTTGATATCTGGAGACAAAGAAAAACTAGAAGAACTTAAGAAGAAGTTTTTAGATAATATTGGAGTTGTAAGTGGGATATTCCTACTGTTTAGTGGTGGATTTGGAACCATACTTGGATCCATCAGTAGACTAACTGCTACTTTAGGAGGAGCACTATTTAAAAATCTTTTACTCAGACCAGTAAATGCTTTATTGGGATTGGTAAAATCTGGTGCTGCTTTAGTACCAGGAGTAACTAGATCTGGTAAACTAACTAACAGTAACGCTGGAACATCAGCAAAACAATCTAGATCAACTAAACCAGCAGCAACAAGAGCAAAAGGATTTGCTGGGGGTGGAATCTTTAAAAGACTACCAATTTTAGCTGGTACTATTCAGGGTGTATCAGATATAATGTCTGGTGAAAGTGTGGGAAGAACTGGTGCTGGATTGCTTGGAATGGGAACTTTGGGTGTAGCAGCATCCTTTATGAATCCATATGCTGGTCTTGCAGTATTCTTACTTGGATCTGGATCTGCTTCAAACTTCGCAAAAGACATATATGAACAGAGTGGTATTGAGCAGCAATTCCCAGAACTAGGAACTAATGTAAAAGATATTAAAGGTGGAATATTTAATATTTTCCAGGGCATGGCTGGAACACAAGTTGATATTCAGAGAAGTAGTAATCAACAAACACCAGATTTAGTTTCTACTGATTCTCAAGGTAATGTAACAATAATCAATACTGAATCTCAGACTAATGGTGGAAAAATAGTAGCGCCACAAAAAGATCTTGGAAGAGCAAATTATCTACCTAATGTTCCAAGTTCAAATCCAGAAAACTTCTACGTCATGTATTCAAGAGTACAATACAACGTGGTAGGATAATATGGCGTATACCTCTTCTCTTAACGTAAGATCAATTGGACGTTCTATGTCCAATTTAAACAAGAGTCTCTTGAAGGCTAGAGACTCTGCAAAGTCTGTTAGGACAACTATTCTGCAGTCAAACAGAGATAAAAGAAAATCATTTTCAAGTAGTCTGAGTGCATTCAGGAAAAGAAGAGAGGCTGCAAGAAGAAGAGAACGAGAAGATATTGTTGAAGCATCTACGGTTGGTGGCGCAATACAAAAATCTAGAACCGCTGTGGTCACTAGCACAAAAGGATTTCTAGGAAGAATACTTGATTTCTTAGGAACATTATTAGTTGGGTGGGCACTCACAAATCTACCAAACATCATAAAGATGGGCGAAGATTTGATGGGTAGGATGCAAAAATATTTCGATATATTCAATGAATTCAAGTCAGGTCTTCAAGAGTTCTTGATAACCTTTGGAGATATGGTTGGTGAAGTTGGTACAGCACTTCAGAATAATGATTTTATTGCAGTTCAAAGAAGTACTCAGAAATATATGGGTAGATTGCAGGATTCATTTAAGAAGATGGAGGGTTCTGTAGAATCTGTTATTAGGCAACTAAGAAAAGATGTTTATGAATTGCTAGGAATAGATCCACCACCTGATGAAGAACCTGATAGCACTACTACTGGTGGCGGTGGAAGTGGAGACCCTGCAGGGGTGCCTGCTGCTGGTGGAAACAAGTTTAGTGGAGAAGCTGCTAAGATTCCACCAGAGGGTAAAGCACTTCTAGATGCTATTGCTGGTTCTGAATCTGGTGGATATAACCGTAGATATCCATCTAAGACGTTTAGTGGATATAATGATCACCCAAGAATTCGTGAACCAATTTTGGGTGGTCCAAACAAGGGTCTTACAAGTGATGCTGCTGGTAGATATCAGTTTATATCTACAACTTGGGACCAGTACAAACGACCAGGTGCTAAGTTTACACCAGAAGAACAAGACCTTGCAGCATATAAATTAGCAATTGCTGCTTATGGATATGGTGAACAAGGATTGTTGAAGGCACTTAGAGAAAATCCTTTAAAGGTAGCAAACAAACTAAGTGGAACTTGGACTTCTCTACCTGGTGGTATTGAACCAAACAACGCAACTAATGGTTTCCTAAACAGATATAATTCAAGCGTAAAAACATATAGACAGTCGCAACAATCCGCACCAAAAACTATACAAAAAACAGAACAGAATAAGTCCGAATATAAAGGTGGATATACTCCGGAAGAAATTGAAAAACTTAAGAGAGAAAATCCAGGTTTCAACTGGGGAGACTTTCTTAACCAGAATAGTAGCAGTAGCAAGACAATCCAAGAATTTGAGTTTGCTTCATCTAAACAAAAGTTCTCACCAGAAATTGCACAGTTTAAACCGAAGAGACCTACGAATACTCTAATAATAAGAGAAAAAATAAAAGAACCTCCACAGATTATTGCTACTGGTGGTGGATCTCAGGGTTCTTCATTCCCCTCTGTTACTGAGGTAAATAGTACTGGAGACTTATTCAAGCAAATAACCCTCACACACGCAACGGTATAAAAATAAATGGCTGCAATAGATGCTTCACTATATGAAGAGATTATTATAGAATCTTCGGATGGAAAGAGATCTGTTGATCTTAGATTTGGTATTGTTGCGCTCAAATATTTTGAGGATTTGTTTTCACCAACATTAACAGCACAGATGACGATTGTTAATACTGGTGGAACAATTCCAACAGAGGATGGTTCTTATCAGTCAATATACAGTGGTCTACCATTAAGAGGTGGCGAAAGAGTATCTATAAAAATCGCTGGTAACTCTGATACCAATAAAGGATTAGATCTTAGCAACAAAGACAATTACATGTATGTTTCTAAGATAACCAACGTTATCAGAGAGGGACAGAGAGAAATATTCACACTTCACTTAGTCTCTAGAGAAGCGATTGCTAACGAGACTTCTAGGGTCTATAGAAAGTTTTCAAAAGGACCTATTGATAAGCATGTTAAAGATATTTTAAAAGAGAACTTACAATCACAAAAATCTTTAAAATATGATCCAGTAGAGTTTCAATATTCTTTCATTGGAAATCTCAGAAGACCTTTTAATGTAATGATCTGGTTGGCTGCAAAGTCAATTCCAACTACAGGTATCCCTGGATACTTTTTCTATGAAACTATCGAGGGATACAATTTCAAATCTGTTGAGAATCTGATTGCCGAAGGAAAACAAAACGTATCGGCAGAATATTTTCATCAGGAAGATCAAGACTTCAACAAGTCAACTGATAGAAGAATATTGTCCTATAGTATCAGTGTTAATAATGACTTGTTAGAGAATTTAAGACTTGGAACATATGCAGCATTCTTTGCTGAGTATGATCCTTATCTAGCAAGATTTAGTTTACCTCAAGACGGTAAGAGAACTCTTAGAGATTTTTCTGGAACAAACCTTGGAGATGATCCAGAGATACCACAGATATTGAGTTCTAATGGATTTGATCTGAGTAATACACCAAGTAGAATTCTAACATCGGTTCTTGATGTTGGAACATTAGAAAAGAATGTCGCATACAATTATACCAAAACAAATTATAGAGATGCTCTGTTTAGATACAATTACCTCTTCACACAAGTCTTGAACATGACTGTTCCCCTGAACACAGAATTGAAAGTCGGTAATGTTGTTAAGTGCAACTTCCTCAAAATTTCAAATAACAGTAAGGAATTTGACCGTGAGCAAAGTGGTCTATATATGATAAAAGAACTCTGTCATCATTTTGATGGGACTCAATCCCTAACATCTATGAAGTTGCTTAGAGATACATTTGGCGACGTATAAGAATTAAAAAGAATGGAAGAATTTTTACTCAAAAGTAATTTTATAGGTAGAGATGGATTTGTCTGGTGGATAGGACAGATTGCACCAATAGAATCTTGGATTGAACAAGCTAATGGTCCTGGTTGGGGTGTAAGATACAAAGTTCGTATTATGGGGTATCACCCATATACTGAGGCGGAGTTGAGTAATGAAGACTTGCCTTGGGCACATGTAATGCTTCCACCTGGAGTTGGAACTGGGTCCGCTAATACATTTAAGACAGTCAAATATAATGAAGGGGATACTGTAATTGGTTTCTTCCTTGATGGTGAAAGTGGTCAACATCCAATTATCATGGGTGCTTTTGCTAACTCTGTGGATGTTATAAAGGATGCAGAGAAGTTACCTTTCGCACCGTTCTCAGGATTTAATCAACATATTAAACAACCACCAAAAGGTGTTCTTGCTACTAGCGAATCTGGAGATCAAAATCGTGCAACTGCACCAGATCCACAACCATTAAGTCCAGCGCAATCAAAACAAGTAGATCCAAACAATCCAGCAGCAAGAAGAACTTCTGACGGAAAGATAATATCAACCCCATGTGGATCTGAATCTGAAGAAAGTAAAGGATCCAAAAAAGTTATTAATGAAATCAAGAATACGATACAAGGTTATGTTCAGTTCCTTCAAGACTTGAAGGCACAGTTTGATGAAAAACTAGAGCACTACAGGGATGAAATTGATAGGGAAATTGATGTTTTAGCAGAAAAAATAGCAACCGTAGCATCAAAGATGATCAACGGTATTGTGAACTTTATATTTAAAAAACTTATTCCAATTTTAGGAAAAGGACTTAAACTACTTTATGATGCAGTATTTGCAAAAGTTCTAGCAGCAACAGGTCTTTTACCAGCAGCACATGCCGCTGGAGTAGCAGCACAGACTGCAATGATTAATCCTGTAAAAATATTACAAGACTTAATTCCTTGTATCCAAAACCAGATCAAAGGAAAGGTAAAGGATCTAGTCAAACAACTTCTCAAGTCCATTGCCGACAACGTTCTAAACTTTGTTGATTGTGTTGCCGACCAAACCATTGGTGCTATGTTAAATGGTATCATTGGTCTTGTCGATAATGCTCTGTTACCTGCAATTAATGGTGTTGGTAAGATCCTACAATTCTTCGAAGACTTTAGTGTTGAAGGTCTTATGAGAAATGGTTTTGATGCACTACTTGGTCTTGTTGGACTTAAGTCTTGCAGTAAGACCGATGCTAAAGATAAGTGGGGTTCTTGTAAATATAGACTTGGATATGGTCCAGTCTTCCAAGATGATTTGGACTTGAAAGGTATTGTCGATAATGCTAACGCAGCAAAGGCAATATCAACAGCGGCAAAGGTTGCTGGATTCCCACTTGATGGTGTTCAGGATATTGCCGGTGCATTTGACTTCATAACAGGAACAGTCAAGGATCCAAACTTTATTGGAGATGTTGGTTCTTGTTACACTGGACCACCTATTGTTTGTGGACCACCAAAGATCAACATATTTGGTGGAGGTGGAACTGGAGCAAGTGCTGTTCCTATTCTTGGTGGTATTGTTGGTGAGGATAAGTATAAGACTGGAAGTATTATCAGTGTTAAAGTAACAAACCCTGGAAGCGGATATACATTCCCACCATTTGTTGAGGTTGTAGATAGTTGTGGTCAAGGATATGGTGGTATTGTTAGAGCCATCGTTAAGAATGGTCAGGTAAGTACAATTTATGTTGTATCAGAAGGTGAAAACTACCCAGTAGAAGAAGAGATACCATATGTTGTTGAAAGCGTTTCGGTTATCAATCCTGGTCAAGACTTTGAGGATGGAGATACTGTAATTGATAATCGAGGCAATGAATATGACGTGCTTATTCAGTCTGGTGCTATCATTAAGGTGACCCCAATAAATAGTAGAGATGTAACTAATATTCCTGTACTTGAGGTTATTTCTAAGAATGGTTCTGGAGCAATTCTTGCTGCTAACCTAGGAGAAAGACCACCATTTGATGGGGAAGTTAAGCAAGTTATTGATTGTATAACCTAATCAAAAATGGCTAGAAGTAATGAACGCCCAGAAGTAGAATGGATTCTAAGGGACTGTACTTTTGCGTGTCCCAACGTGAGAGAGGTTGTGAACAGTCCTACTATGGGACTTTTGGGAACTTCTACTCGCTTTTGGTATACAGCGACAAAAAAACAACTAAAAAACTCCATTGATTTTACAGAAGAAGGAAGACAACTAATCAATAGTGATAGTGCTATTGAAATGTGTGCTGGAGAGAGAGGTCTTGATGGTGGAGAGACTGTTGTTATTCACTCTAGACGTGGTAATGTAACCATTACGGCAGATAGAACTGGATGTGTTAAAATATCTGGTCTTCACATGGTCGTTAGTAGTTCAGGAACTCTTGAGATAACTTCTGGAGATGAAATAAGAATCAATGGTGGAAATATGGTTCTTGAAGGTAATAGTATTGAATCAGATGCAATGTCTGGAAATTTAGTTCCTCCAGCAAAAACATTTCTAGGTCAGATATTTAAAGATACTTTTGTTGGTGGTGGACTAATATTAAAAGCACTTGGAGTACTTGTAGGATAAAATGTCATCAGAAAACATCTGGGTACAAGGACAAGAGTCATATTTTAATGAAGACGCTAAGTTCTTCAAAGACGTATATGTATACGGTAAACTTTACTATGACTTTGATGGTACTGGAGATGATTTAACTCTTGATAATTTAACCGTAAATGAGCAGTCATATTTAAACAATCTGTATGTAGCGGGACTTTCAACCTTTGTTGGTGCAAGTCAATTTAACAGTTCAGTTACTATTGGTGGAATAGTTTCTGTTGGAAATACTGCTACTTTCCAAAGTGATGTTAATATTCTAGGAACACTAGATGTAGATAATATTGATGTTGGTATTGCTACTATTAGAGATCGCTTTGAAATAACAAGTGATAGTGGAACTAATTACCTAGTTGGTTTTGCTACTGGTTCTCGTGCTGGTAATATTGGTATCGGAAGCACGTTACCTGAACAACTACTTGATGTTGGTAACTCTATTCGCATTGTTAGGAATATCTTTGACTCCGCCAATTTCCCTGGCGATAATGGATACTTTCTATCCCGCGATGCTAATGGTATTCGTTGGATTTCTGCACCACCAAATGCTCAGACTGATGGTTTCTTCGCACAAAATGAAGGCGTAAGCGTAGGTGTCGGTTCATTTACAACCATTAACTTCATCGGTAATGGTAGTGGTGGAGACGTTGTTAATGCTGTAGTAAACAGTTCTGATTCCAACATTCTTGATGTAAACATTGTAGACCATTGGATAAGAAATGGTGCTGGTATTCATACAACAGTTAATGTTGGTATCAATGTTGTATCACCACAAACAACTCTTGACGTTAATGGAATTGTTTGGGTCAGAGATGAACTGAGAGTATCTGGAGTATCAACATTTACTCAGTTAGTTAGAATCGATGCTCCACTGAGAGTACATGATAATCTTATTACAGGTACAGCAACAACAGCATTATACGCAAACAACTCTGGTATTGCTACCTATGCAGACCAAGCAGGGTTCTCCACAGTATCTGGGATCTCAACTTTCGCTATTCAAGCTGGTTTCGCTACCGTATCAGGTATATCTACATTTGCTATTCAGTCAGGATTCTCCACAGTATCTGGAATTTCCACGTTTGCTATCCAAGCAGGATTTGCTACAGTCTCAGGAATTTCCACGTTTGCTATTCAGGCAGGTTTCGCCACAGTAGCAGGAATCTCAACATTTGCTATCCAAGCTGGATTTGCTACAGTATCTGGTATCTCAACCTTCGCAATTCAAGCAGGTTTTGCTACCGTATCTGGTATTTCAACATTCGCAATCCAGTCTGGGTTCTCCACGGTATCAGGTATTGCTACCTTTGCTATCCAATCTGGTTTTGCTACAGAAGCAGGGTTCTCAACAAATTCTGCTAGAGCAGGCATTGCTACCTTCATTCAAACCACTGAGACTCTCACAAACCAAGACTTCTTCATCCCATTTGTTCAGAATTCAACTAGTCAGACGAGTGAGACTGTAAGAGTTGATAGTGGTATTACATACAATCCATCAACCAATGCTTTGGGTGTTGATGGTACACTTGAAGTTGGTGTCGGTGGAACTGTTATTACCACTACTGGTATTGGTAGTGTTGGTTTTAACAGCACATCACCCACAAGAGATGTTGACTTCCAAAAGGACGTTCGCTTCCAGCAAGCAATATATGATACTGATGATAACGTAGGATTCAGAACAGAAAGATATCAGGTTCCAAGGAACGTTCTCACTACGGTTGGTGTTGATACTTCTGGAAATATTATTGGTGGTAGATTCTATGATGCCGCCAACCTGATACGTCTGAACCTAGACTACATTGCGAACGAGTCTGTTGGATTCCTAACAAGCACAGACTATAAGAGTCCTGCATTTGCTCTGTCTTCGGCGGACTATACCTCCTGTAAGGACGACATTAAGGATATTCTAAGGGCTATCACCTACGACATTACAAGAGGTGGTAACTCCCGTTGTGTTGGTGCTGGTGAATCTTATTATAATGCTGGTGTTTTACAGCACATTACTGGAACTGATGTAAATGGTTATAGTATCAAGGAAGCAACCATTGTTGCTATCACCACTGCTGCACAGATATCCAGATATGTTATCAACAACCTACCAGCACCTATATCTTATCAGGGCGTAGGTAATAGTGTTCCTCTCATTCGTGATTTAACCCTGCAAGATGACTCTGCTGTTGGTGTTAATACTTCCCCAGATGGATGTGCTAACGTTGTTTCTGCTATCACCGTTTGTGCTGGTATTGTTACCAATATCATTGAACTAGGTGCTGCTGCATTTACCACTATTGGTTTCACCACAACATCACCAAATGGTAAGGTAGTCTGGGCTCCTGCAGGTGCTGATGCTAGAAACCTTGTTTGGGTTACCAAGTATGGTAACGATGATAATGATGGAAGAACTGAAGGTTCTGCAAAACTAACCATCGGTGCCGCTGCTGCTGTAGCACAACCTGGCGATACTATTATGGTTCGCTCTGGTGTTTATGCTGAGAACAACCCTATCGGTCTAAGAACAGACGTTTCTGTTATCGGTCAGGACCTGAGACTGGTTACTATCTACCCACAGAACGATGATGATGTCTTCTATGTTAGAAGAGGTTGTTTGATTGATAGTTTGAGTTTTGCCTACAGTAAAGATCCTTATGATGATTCTGCACCACTATACATCACTGGTGCTGCTGTTGCCTTCCCACCACCAGCAGGTATTGGTAGTGCTAGAACTGGATTCCTAGGATTAGGTCCAGCAAACGAAGGACCAAGTGGTAGATGGAGATCGCCATACGTTCGTAACTGTACGAACTTCATGAGCAACAGTATTGGTATGAAGATTGATGGAAACCACGTTGCTGCTGCCTTTACAGGTACAAACAACCTTGGGCAAGACCTCAAGTGTATGGTTTGTGACTCATTCACACAATATAACCAGAATGGTATCGGTGTTTCTATCACCAATAAAGCATACGCTCAGTTGGTTTCTATCTTTACTATCAACTCTAAGATTGGTATCTTTGCTGGTAGTGGTGGTCAATGTGACCTAACAAACTCTAACTCCTCATTCGGTGATTATGGTTTGTATGCTGACGGAACCAGTGGTGATGAGTTTACTGGTATTACAACTGGAGCAACAGTTGCTGCAGAACAAGACACATACATCTTCTATGGCGTAAGAGACGACCTATCAAATATAAGAAAACCATTTGACGGTCAGGGTGCTTTCTTTAAGATAAACCTAGATGATTATGCAGATACTGGAGCGAAGAGTGGTATTGTTACCGAACCTCTAAGAACTATTAGATCAATTAACATTACTAATGGTGGTTCTGGATATAGTGCATCTGCTCCACCAAACGTAACTGTATCTACACCATTTGGACCTGAGAGTATTCTAGCAGAACTCTCTGCTAATGTTAGTGCTGCTGGAACTATCAGTTCTATTGATATTATTTCTAGTGGTAGAAACTTCCTCCCTGCAGGTAGTGGATCTAACCAACAGGATATCACTATCACTATCTCTGGTTCTGGAGGAGCAACGGCAGAAGCACTTACAGATCCTATTCTTTACACTGTAAACACGGCAACAGAACCAACTGCTGTTGGTGTTAGCACAGTTACATTCAACGAATTCGTTCCTTATAGTGTTGGTGCTGGAGTTAGTGTTTCGTTCAGAAGACTCAGTAGAATCATTACCAGTTCACACTCCTTCGAATATATCGGTGCTGGTGTAGACATAAATAGTGCAAACCCCTTCCAGGGTGGTGTGCCTAATCCTGATAATGAAGTTGTTGCTATCAATGGAGGTCAAATTCCATTCACCAGCACTGACCAAAAAGGAAACTTTAGAATTGGACAAGGTTTAACAATCGACCAAACTACTTCTACTATTTCTGGAAGAGATTTCAACAGAGCGATACAAGCAAACTTAACACCACTGATACTTGCTTTGGGAGGATGATAAGATAAAATGGCGATTGCACCAGTCAATAAGTTTCTTACGGTTGCTGTTCCTGTGGCTCCAGGGGAACAGAAGATTTATGAGGTTCCCACTGGTACTTCTGCTATTTTGCTCTACGCACAAGTATCTAATGTAGGAGTTGGAACCTATCCAACAACAACTCTGATACACAGAAGAGAAAGTAGAAGCACAGGTAATACAAGAGATATTAGAGTTATAAAAAACATTGAAGTCCCACCAAACGATGCTGCTATTCTCGTTGATGGTCGTTTGGTTCTAGAAAAAACTGCTACAGTTCTTGATAGACTTTATATCACAGGAACTCAAACGGGTATTGTAACGATTACAAACGTTACTTATGATGAACCAACTGGTGTTTCTACATTTACAACATTAACGACACATGGATTCTCTGCTGGTTCAGAGATAACTATGTCTGGTATTGCTATGACCTGCCCATCAGGTTCAGGTATTACCACAACTATTTTCCCAAGTCCACAAAAGTCTTATGTTGTGGATAGTATCGTTGATGATGTTGGAACATCTAAAACATTCACAACAACTGTAGGAAGTGCTAATGGAATCGCTCATACATATGTAAGCGGTGGTCTTGTAGGACCACTACAAATGGAATTCATTGGTAGTTTTCTAGAAAATAGCACCACTTAATAGCAGATGGCAGATAATACAAGAAAGCCGACACAAAGATATTTAAGTGGTAGAGTAAAGATTGTTGATAATGTTGGTCTTCATTCAGACCGCCACTTATACGTCCACCCAGGTGAGGTAGAACCCAACCTGGGTTATGTTGGTGAGAAAACTTTACCACCAGCAGATACCTACTATCAACTTGTTACCATCAACAATGGAACAACTTATGATAGATATTGGACTGATATACCACCAGTAACCCTGGCGAATGGTATCAGTATTTTTGACGAAGGTTCTCTTGTAGGCACTGCGAACAGTGTATCGAAGATAAACTTTGTCGGTTCTGCTATTACTGCTACTGCTAGTGGAAGTATTTCTACAGTAACAGTACAAGTAGTTGCTATTTCAACATCACCACCAGCAAATGCTAATGCTGGTGATCTGTGGTGGGATAGTGATTATGGTGATCTGAGTGTTTATTATGAAGATCCTGATGGTGCTCAGTGGGTTTCTGCAAGTAATAGAGTTGGTGGTTTTACTGGAGTAGGAATTGGTTCCACTACAGTAAACCCAGAGTCTGGGGAAATATCTTACTACATCGGAACCAGTTTCCAAGACCTGAACATTGTTGGTTCTGGTATTAGTATTGTCGGTTACGGTGTTACTGCCGTTCTAGACTTCAGTAGTCTGAGTGCTGGTGGTGCAAACGTTTCTATCTCCACAGATCCACCATCTGGTTCAAGAGCTGGTGACCTCTGGTGGGACAGTGACCTTGGCGAACTCTACATTTACTATGATGATGGAGATAGCAATCAATGGGTTGAAACATCAGGTGGTAGTGAGACTGTTACTATCAGTGATGACGCTCCCACTAATGCTAATTCAGGTGACCTATGGTGGGAAAGTGATACTGGTAGACTAAAAATTTATTATGATGATGGTGATAGTCAGCAGTGGATTGACTCCAATGGTGGTTTGCTTGATGAGATAAGAACCCCATGGGCAATAAATTCTGCTGGTATCAATACTCTAGGTAATGTTGGAGTAGGAACCACAAACCCACTAGCAGCAGTATCTTCATCAAACACTGCAGTTCTTGCTGCTGGTATTGTTACTGCCTATAAGTTCTATGGTGATGGTTCTAGTCTAATAGGTGTTGGTGCTGGTGGAACTTGGGCAGTTGATACCATTGGTATCCATACCACAAAGAATGTTGGTATAGGAACTACCGCCAAGTCTGGATACGCCTTATATGTTGAAGGCGACATGAGGGCTACAGGTATTGTAACTTTTGGTCCCAATTCTATCACAATAGATGGTATCAATAATGAGATACATGTAGGAACTGGTGTTACTATTTACGGTAATACTGGTATTATTAGTGCTACTTATCTTTATGGTGACGCTTCCAACCTAATAAATGTTCAGGGAGCAAATGTTTCTATCTCAGATACTGCACCTTCATCACCAAATAGTGGAGACTTATGGTGGGAAAGTGATAGTGGTGACCTGAAGATTTACTACAATGATGGTGGAAGTGCTCAGTGGGTTTCTGCTAACAGTGCCGATACTCTAGTAGCAATAGCACAAACAGCACCATCAGCACCACAGTCTGGTGACCTTTGGTGGGATTCTGAGTCTGGTAACCTCCACGTTTATTATCAAGATACAAATACATCTCAATGGGTAACGGCAAGTAATGCTATTGAAGGACCACAAGGAGCAGTAGGTGCTCAGGGATCTGTTGGTGCACAGGGTGTGCAGGGAGCACAAGGAAACCAAGGTCGTCAAGGTGCTGTAGGAGCACAAGGCACACAAGGTGCTGATGGCGCACAAGGTGCGGTAGGTGCTCAAGGAAATCAAGGTGTTCAGGGTGCTACAGGTAATGGTGCACCAGGTGCTCAAGGCGCTCAAGGTTTCCAAGGCGTCCAAGGTGCCCAGGGTGTTCAAGGAGAGATTGGAGCACAAGGTGTTCAGGGTGCTATTGGGGCTCAGGGAGACACTGGTGCTCAGGGTGTACAAGGTGCTCAAGGACATCAAGGTCGTCAGGGAGCAGCGGGTGTTCAGGGTGCCCAAGGAGCACAAGGTATACAAGGTGATACTGGTGTTGGAGCAGCAGGTGCTCAAGGTGCACAGGGTGCACAAGGTCGTCAGGGAGCAACTGGAGCACAGGGTGCTCAAGGTGTGCAGGGTGCTACTGGTTCTGGTGTTGCCGCTGGTTCCAATACCCAGGTTCAGTACAACTCATCAGGAAACTTTGCAGGTTCATCAAACCTCACATTTGATGGAACCAACCTGACTTGTGGTGGTACAGTTACATCAAACTCTGACGAAAAACTCAAGGATAATGTAAAGACTATTGATAATGCTCTAGAAAAAGTAATGAATCTCCGTGGTGTGGAGTTTGACTATGTTGGAAGCGGAGCACACTCTATTGGTTTCATTGCTCAGGAAGTAGAGAAAGTAGTTCCAGAGTTGGTGTTTGGCATTGATCCAAAGTCAGTTGCTTATCAGAACTTTGTTGCTCTTCTTGTAGAGGCAGTAAAAGAACAGAACGAGACAATAAATAGCCTAAAAGAAAGAATAGAGAAGTTGGAAAATAGATAATGGCGTTACTTAAT